GCTCACTCCAGACACCAAAAGCATCAAACCTAGACGAAGGGTTACTCATTCCAATCAATTGGAAATAAGGGTTTTTTGATAGGTTTGATAGACCAGCTTGTAGTATTGCCTCACTTAATTCAGCAAGCTCGTCACCAATTAAAATTACTCTTTTCTGTTTTATACCGATGAACTTACCAACAGCTTCCCTAGTTTTACTACGTTCTGCTGCAATCAATGACAAACCTGCTCTCTCAATCAAGTTACCCTGCTCATTTATATAAGCGACATTACCAATTGAATCTCTAACCTTAAGAGGAGCTCCCTCAATAACAGACAATAAACTGATGACAGAACCCCATATCCTTTTACGGGCTTCCCTTAACGTAGTAGATGTAAGAAGAACTAGTGTGTCTCTTGGTGCAGCTAACCAGTTTAATATCCCCCATGCAGCCATAGTATGTGACTTTCCAGAGGAAGCAGCTCCTCCAATAGAAACGTATCGGTTGGCAATAACCGCTTTGATCATTTCAGTAGCCCAAGGATGTTTAACCATCATCTTTTCGGGTAACTCATCGTGGTTCCAGAGTTCATCACACAATCTCCAAAAGAAATACTCTTTAGCTTTGTTAGACTCGTGATGTCTGAACCCATATAGCAATGCAGTTAACGTGTTTGTGGCAGGTATTATTAGACCTCCAACATCCATGTTATCAGAGTTTGCTACTATGCGTGGTTCATATACATGTTTCTTGTTGCTCATAGACTTGAAAATTGTCAATAACAATAGTATATATTATGTAGTTTGGCTAAGATAACTAAAAAACAAGAACTGATAGATCGTGCTTTAGAGTTGTATGAAAAAGATTATACGCTCGTAAGTATAAGTAAAGAACTGGATATACACACGTCTACACTTAGAAGATGGTTTAGAGAAAGTGGAGTAAAAGCTAAGTCTGATATAAAAAATAAACCAAAAAACAAAACTGATTTAGACCCTAGAAAACAAGAGTTAAGTAAAGAAGAAAGAAAACTTGAGGAGCATAATGCTAGGCTGACTGAGGAGTATTTACTCAAACAAGTAGCTGAGGGTCAGGCATCTCCTGCTGAAATATATCAAGCATATATGGCTGCTACAGCTTTGCAGTTAATACGTGACGGGAAGAAAAACTTTAAAGCTCCTAGAACACCAAGAGAATTAGACACACTTGATCAAATTGCTCGTAGAAACTTAGGTTTAAACGCAAAAAGCGGAGGAGGTTCGGGGAAAGTTCAAATAGATATATCAATTCTTAATAATACAAAGGCTGATCGTGGCAAAGGAGCTGTTGAAAAAACAGACGCTAAAATAATAGATGCAGACACTCTAGATAAGTAATGTCTTCTGACACTCAAGAAAATCCAGACAACTGTCTACTTACAATTAAATCTCTACAAGATGCTTTTATTGGTGTTGCTGAGAGTTATGGGAGAGTTCCTGTTGCCTGTTACTCAAAAAAGAAAACTATTGATATAATACAGAAAAAGAATCAAACATCCAAAAAAGAAGCGTACTCTATTTATGAATATAAATATCTTTTAAAAGACTTAGGGGAGGCATCTCCTGTTTTTTTAGATGATGAAAACAAATATGATGTTTGATTATAAAGTAAAAGTCATAAATCCATCAGTTTTAATTAGAGAAGACATTTCTAATGTAGATTTTATTTTTCATTCTGAAGTGATAGAAGGAGAATTTTATTTGGTCAAAGCTTCAAACGCAAAAGAAATAAGATACTTACAGCTCTTAAATAAAAATACATCAGTATTTGTACCATCTGAAGGTGAGGGTCTTTTAGTTAGAGCTAAGGACATTGATTCTTTATGATAATCGGAATAGATAATGGGCTTGATGGTGGGCTTGTAGCCATTGATAAAAAAACAGGAGATGTGATTTGCAAGACAGTAATGCCAACACTTCATCGATGTAATAAGAGGGAGGTAGATACATATAAAGTTTATCAGTGGGTGTTGGGCTGTGACTCTGGCCCTGAAGAGTTTACTGTAGCTATTGAAGAGCCTTTACATCACGCTAAGTCGTCGCAAGCTGTTAGATCAATGGGTATTTCTTTTGGTAAGCTGTTAGGACTAGCAGAAAGCCAACAATGGAATGTTACTTGCGTTAAAGTACATAACTGGCAACAGTCTATGTTAGGTCATTTAAGAGCCCCGTACAATACTAAACAAGCTGCTTTAGGTGTAGCTAATCAACTAGCTCCTAATGAGTGTTGGTTAAAAAATAAAAGATGTTCTAAACCCCACGATGGTATGGTAGACGCTTTCTTAATTGCTCAGTACATACGTAAGTCACGTAAGTTTGTAGACCATTGGAGTAAAAAAAATTAGACAGGTCGTTTATGCTATGCTAAAATCCGCTTCCCTAAACAAGCAGAAGCACATAGTTTTTTTGTAAAAACTTTAAAAAAAGGTGTCAACACCATCGACACCAGCAGTGTAGGTACAGGTAAAACTATTGTAGCAGCACACATTGCTAAAACTTTAAATAGGCCAGTTGCAGTCCTATGCCCTAAATCTGTTATTCCTTCTTGGAAAAGAGAGTTAGAAGAAATGGGTATAGAACCATTGTTTGTTCTAAACTATGAAAAAATAAGGACAGGTAATACAAAGTTTTTAAGTAAAAAAGGTAAAAAGCTAATGTATTGGAAAATACCAAAGAGCACATTGGTATTAGTTGATGAGATACATAAATGCAAAGGAGCTTATACACAGAGTGCACAACTTGTAATATCTCTTGTAAATCAAGGTTTTTTAATTCACGGGATGTCAGCTACTGCATGTGAAGACCCTACAGAAATGAGGGCAATAGGATACATGCTAGGTCTACATGGACTTAATAAAAGACCAGATGGTAGACCAAGTTGGTATAGTTGGATGGTAAGAAATGGGTGTGAGCGTGATCAGTGGAATCAGTGGAGGTTAAGAAGACGCACAGCTTTAACAGCTATAAGGGAATCTATTTATGGAGTGAGTGCACATAAACTTACAGTCGAAGATTTCCCAGACTCTTTTCGTGACAACCGTGTTTTTATAGAGCCAACTCAGTTTAGTAAGACAGATAAAATTGTAAAAGCATACGATGACTTAGGTATTACCCCTGCGATCATAGAGTCTTACATTTTGGACAGCAAGTCTCTAACAGATAGTGGGCACGCTATTGTAGATATTCTACGAGCTAGGCAACTAGCAGAATCTTTTAAAGTTCCAGACCTTGCAGACATAGCAAAAGACTTAGTGTCTCAAGGAAACTCTGTGGTTATATTTGTGAATTTCTCGGACTCAGTCACTGCTTTATGTGAACAGTTAGGTTGTGCTTGTATTGAAGGAGGTCAATCTGAAACACAGAGACAACAAGTCATTGATGACTTCCAAAGTGATAAAACAAACTTACTCGTTGCTAACATTGCAGCAGGAGGAACAGGTGTTTCATTACATGATATTAATGGTAATAGACCACGTATTAGTTTGATAAGTCCATCATTCTCCGCTAAGAACCATCTGCAAACTTTAGGTCGCATACATAGGAATGGGGCTAAGTCAGATGCTATACAGAAAATATTGGTTGCTGAGGGATCAATAGAAGAAAAAGTAATGGAGACAATAAATAGAAAGCTTAAAAATCTAGAAACTTTACATGGGTAATCAGCCAGACCATACAAGCAGAGGACACGCTGAGTTCTCTCCTTCAAGCCTTAAATACGTTGCGGCATGTGCAGGGTTTAAAGGAAGGTCTGGTACGAATGCAGCAGCTGAAAAAGGCACACGAATACACGAAGCTTTAGAAGTTAGAGACCCATCGGCTTTGCACAACGAAGAAGAGAACGATATCTATGAGCGTATGATAGAAGCTGAAGATACTTTCTTAGATAAAGTTATTGGTGATGAAGAGAGACAAGAGTTC